GTTTCTAGAACAGCTTGACTTGCAGTGAATGACCAAGATCTTACTTTTGCTACAGCGGTGCCACTACCATCTACAAATAACTGGCCGTCTTGTCCTGAATAAAAATTAGCCATTCGAGCGCAACTTAACTTGGTTGCTTTCTATTCTAGTCCCCATCAAGGCAAGCTACAAATTTACAAGAAACATTATTGATTCCGGGTTGTACGCTGGTTACTTTTGGAGGTCCATCATATCTCCATTTAAGACCACTACCTGAACCTAATCTTACGTGAGCGTGTAGAAGAGCACTCTCAATCCCTTGCAATCCGTGTGATTCATCGAAAGTGACATAATCCCAGTCACTATTTACATTGTTATAGTTGCCAAGAATACCTACAGCAACAGAATCAGGCACATTAGTAAAACCCAATGTCAACGTTGAGTTAACAGATTTATTGCCATAACGAATGATACTCTTTGTACCGTTTTGAGCTTCAAAAACAGTCTGAGGATATTCACCGGGAGTAAAGGATCGACTACTCGGAGGTGTATTAGGGGGAAAAGTAACAGCAGCCATTACGTAAAATCAGAAGCGGGCCATTCCAGAATAGCCAATGAACCTGACTCAGTTAAAGGTACGTGACTACCTGCAATTTCAATTAATCCCTCTTCTCCGTAACTGAGTGATTCAACTTTATACACCCGGTCTGACTTATTCGTTTGCTTTACTGTAAATACACTGTTAAACAGGTTTGCATCTGTCGTTTTACCATCTACGACAGTCAACTTAGCTTCGGCTACTTCATCCATAACTTTATCTGTAACTGGGTCAACGCCCGGTCTCCAATAATAAATTTCTGCGTCGGTTAAAGTGTCTTCTCCAATTGATTGAACAGTTCCATCGGAACTAATTGAACCGTTCTCAAAACGACTGGTATGACAGCTCTCTGAGAAAAGTCTGAAATATTCACCGGGGGCTAAGAACATCGCAGCTTGTGGCGTTGTCTCGAAAGTAACTCCATGATCTACAAGTTGCCGAACACGAAGCGCATACTTTAAGAATGTTTCTGCATGAGTTTCAGAAGTACAAAAATCAGTTAAATCAAAAGTCTCCTTCGGGTCTTGTTCACTTCCTCCCATGTAATCACTGTTACTTTGCTCATGGGCTAAACGTAAATCAAGTACTTTTCTTTCTGGAAATCCATTTGCTGTTTCACGTCTATATAAAGCCCTTGCTTGGAAAATTTGTCTTTCTTCTGCGCTAAGAAAGCTTACTTTCAGATTCTTTATATTACCGTCAGTGAATAACGCTTTTATTTTTAAGTTACTGGTACCATCAGGATCGCTGAAACTAGCCGCATTTTGGATGACAAAATTACTGTCATAGGGAACAGAAGGCATGAGTGAAAACTTACCCCCTAAGATTGTGAAATCTAGGAAGCAATAACCAGCCATTTCAAAGATAAACTCTCTTAGGTTTTGTCCTTCAGTAATAACTCCATCCCAATAAAAACCGTTAGCTTCACAGAACTTAGCCGCAATAGTCATTCGATCTTTATCAACAGCTTGAGTACCAATCAAATCACCTGCGCCTATTTCTGGATCAGTTAATAACGCATAAGCAATTTCAGGAAACAGATTGGTTGCTTCATTTACTTCATTTATTAAACGCTCCATTTTTATACCTCTCATCAGATACGCTGAAAATTGAGAGAAAGATGTCCACTCTTTTGAACTGTTTATACGTAACCCTGCATAGGCAAGACCCGTATAGTCGATGTCAGTACTTTTATTCATTTCATTTACATATACTATTTCGTGCTCCGGTTGATTTAGATGACTAGATTGTTCCGCGTCATAACGAACAAAATCAGCAATAGCATCGTAAGGATTTAAGTTTCTACCAACAGGCCAAGGATCATCAGTTACTAAAGCACCGCTATCTGTTATGACGATAACTTCTATGTCGTAAGACTTAGTAGGAACAGTAAATTTAACCTTATCCCCTGATCTATAATTTTCTCCTATTTCTATTATTTCCCATGTAACACTCTGCGGTTGATTTGCATATACGCGGACTTTAAATTTACAACCGGTTCCTACTCCTGTGACGGTGGTAGGAGTAATGTCATGTTCAGTATGTGAATCTGAACCCTTATCCCACTCATACTTTTTGACAGAAAATCTTTCTTCCATCGAATTTTCCCAAAAGTCTCCATCACCTGAGTTGATGGTTCCAGTACGGTATTGATAGCCATCTTTATCTATTGACCACGTTTCATTACCAAGAATGTCACTTATATTTCTAGGCCATAAATTATCGCTACTCCACTTGTTATTAGCAGAACCCGCGTAATGCTTATTAATCTGACCTATTTTTTCTCCTCCAAAATACATGTGAAGGTTAATGTTGTACCCATTTCTTCCTGCTTTCTTTTTATAAGGTCTACTAAAATAAGCACCCGATGAAACTCCATTATCGTAATCACCGCTATAATTTTTTTCTTCGACTAATACCCAACCTCTAGAAACTGGTATTCCGTTACCATTGTCGTAGACATTTAAAGCTAAGACACCAGAATTTTCGCTATTCATTTCTGGTAGTTCCCCTAAATACCATTCAGGGTTACTTGCTGCGTTACCAGTTAGTACAAATAAATTGCCTGAGTAATAAACATCAAAAATATCACTTGTATTTTCAACTTTACTGAGTGATTCTTTTTGAAAAAGTCTAATTTTAGTAACAGCATTATCTCTCAATTTCCTTTGAATTAGGTTGCCCGGATATGGCATAAATCTAAATTCATACTGATAAGCATCTGAATGATTAATGCGAATAAAATTATATTGAGGTTGAGGCGCGTTTCCTCTGATTGCAAAGGGAATATCACCATCTATATATCTCCATTCCTCTACTGGATGTGCCCCTGCAATGCGTCCTTGTAATCTAAAAAAGCTATATCGCTTAATGTACTTAGACATTTGACCTAGCTGAATATTACCGTTGTCGTTTTCGTAGTCTTTGACTGTTCCGGGTTGGTCGTATGTGATATGGCCGGGATGACTGTTGACGTTTGAGAAACCTGTTATCTGTCGCCAAACTGTTGATTTTAGACCTATCTCAGTTACTTGACACTTCGTATTGGTTGAAACTGTACCAACAGCCGCCCTTTGAATAACAGGTAATTCATAAGGGTGGTGAGCCTGTTCTATAGCATCGGCACCGTTAGCATTTATTAAACCCGTATCCGTGATATCAAAAAACGCTTCTACTCTTGTACCGGTGTCTGGTATCCATATCTTAGTCGTAGGTTGTCTTCCATAGTCAATATTTTTACAAACCGCTAGAGCTGAACCTATTAGATAGGAATCTCCCAAGGCTAAGTTGTTATCACCATTAATTCGATCAGCGTCTACAGATGACTTAACATCTTCCATTCCCCACGGATTAAATTCATCGTCAAAATGTTCCTGCTCTGCGGGGTTTTGATCAGAAATTACGTATTTAACTTGATAACCCTTAGTTACAGGAAACACCTCTCCTTTTGTGTTCGCATAAGTGATTCTACTATTATCCTCTTCAGATGGAAGACCATAAGCGTAGGTGATAGCTGAATATCTAGGGAACGCTGTTTCTATTTTTGTTCTTTTCTTGTATAAATCATCTTTATTACCTTGTTTTAAATTTTCTCCAACCAATACCAATTCATAAGGAACCATGAATCTCATGGCGTTTGCCATTGGTGAGAACGCGCCAAACTGCCTTTGCGTTCCCGGTGTTCTTGTCCCGCTAAATACATGAGGCATAGGCTTACCATCTCGATCCCAATAGACGGAAAAGACATCAGCAAAATCATCCGGATCATTAGCTAAAGACCCCTCACTGTATCTATCCGTGTCTAAAATCCTGCCTCCTCCAAGCTTGTTATAAAGAGCTATTTTTGCATTGATATAATTAGCTAAGGTTGTGTCACCTATCGCATAACCAGCGAAATCAGGAGGAGTCTCTAAGTCTCCTTTAGACAATAAAAATAAACCTCTTAACTGTTGCCCTGACCAATTACTTCGCATCTGAGACCAAAGTAACTTGGTATTGATTCGTATTCCACCATGCCCGTCTTCTCGTCTTGTAAAAACTAACGGGATAAGCTCGCCTAACTCTGCTAAATCTTGGAATGAATTAAAACCTGTCTGCGGAGCAAACCTACGATTACCGGATTGTCCTGCTGTTGTAAGTGAAGGGGGTGATTTTGGTTGTCGGGGTTTCGGTGCCATAAGACTGGCTACATACCCAACTGCTATTCCTATAACAATGTTTAAAAATATTTGTCCTGCGTTGGTCGTAAGAAAAGTAACAAAAGCCGGACCGTTTTGAATATCAGGTATGTGCTCATATCCCTTAGCTCGTTTACCTAGCTGCGACTCAGTTAAGTCAAGAAAGTAAAAATATTCAGCTTCGGTTAATCCAAGGGTCTGACAAAGTTCCGCTTCTGCGGGTAATAACATTCTTCGACCTGCAACACGCCGGTAGGACTCCAACGCGCCTCCGACTCTCCGCAATTCAGCCATCCGTCCTCCCAGTAAATGCAAAGGCCATAACCTGTATCTGATCTACAGAGTCCAACAGTACATAGTTTAAGGGTCTTTGTCTTAATTCCCCATAGTTCTAACTGCTCTTTAAAGATTGAATAGTCTTTTTTCTTTAATCGTCGATACCAATCTCTTGTTGGCTCTGGTGATTTAATACCGTAATTAAGTAAAACTGACCTAGCTAAGGATAAACAATCAACGGCTTGATGTTTTTCTGGTGTTGCTCCTAACCGGTAAGGCATACCGATGATGTGAGCAGGATTCATAAATTCTGAATATCACCACTGGTAGGTAGAGCACCTACGATTTCAGAGGTCAATACAGAAGTCGGAGCGTTACTTCCAACCGCGTCAATTGCAGAAGATAGCAAGATTTCTACAGTCTCAAAGTCATACGACATTGAAGCTGCTAACCAATTATCACTGGTTAGTAATCTTTCCACTACCATCCCGTATGTCGAATCTGGTTTAGCAATACAAACACATACTTCAATATGCCACTTCTCTTTAACCGCTTGTCTTGCTTTATTCATTGCTAAGACGTTATTGGGAAAAACTAAAGCCGCTTCTAAGTTGTCACCTGTCCTATTCTTTGCTGCTCCCTGATATAAAAAAGGAAGGTAATAAAACACTTCAGTACCCGTAAATCCACTCGCAAGCATACCGGGGGTTTGATAGCCCATTGTGTTTTTAAAATTTTGTGCATATTTAACAAGATCAATATCTCTCGATTCATTTGTTAGAGGGTTAGTTGTATTATCTCGTCTTCCATTCTGGTACGTGTCTTTCGGGTTTCCATCAGCGTCAGTTAGACGGATTAATACGACTAAAGTTGTGATGCTCATAAACCTAACCTTGCGCGTTGACTACGAGAGTTTTTGAGTTGACTTAGGACTTTACTTTGACCAGCTTCCGCGCCTCGCTTCGCTGCTGAGTTGATAATCTCAGGAACCGCAGACTTCGGAACATATTCTTGCTCGTTGAAGACAAGTGATGGACCTGTGTAGTTAACAACAATTTCAGAGGAACCACCGGCTTGATTACTACCCACACCGCCATCGCTACCGTGGATGACTGACTTACCTCTATTTCCCTGAGACCAGCGATTCATTGCACCAGCCATCTGAGACTCCTTAATGACATACTCTCCCTCACCCCCTTCTCCGATGAGACTTTTTGTTGGCCTGTCTGTATATCCTCCTGATGAGAAGGGAGTTATAACACTCTCGACGAAACCACCATCAGCAATTACAGCAGCATCTGAAGCACTCATAAAGCCTGCACTAACAGCATCATCTTGCGAGAAAGAACTACCACCACTCATTCCACCTAATATGGACTTAGCGACTATCTTAAATAGCCAGTTCGACGCTTGTTGAGCCATTAAATCGGCTGCTGTATTTAAGAAGTGATCAGCTATGCGGTTTAACATGTCCGCAACAGCATCACCAATACTCTTCGTACCTTTAATAACTTCTCTTACTGAGTCTGAAAAAGCTGTTCCAATCGCATCAGCAGCGGCTTGTACTTGATTTAGGGGGTTTACTAGATCTTTTAATTTCTGATCGTTGTCTTCGATCATGTCATTGATCTTTCCTCTGGTAACTACTTCGCTCTTTAACTGGTCTTCTAAATCTTGTCTTGCCGTTAACTCATCTCTTATGGCATCTTCTTTATCTTTACCGTGAGTAAGAACCATTAAGGCTATCTCTTTCTCTAATTCCGCTTGTTTTGTTCCTAAATGTAGTTTGGACTTTAAAAATTCTTGCTCGATCTCCATATTAGTTTTGAACTTCTCAAAGTTAGCTAGTCGTGTCTGTTCCTCTGCACTGATACCTTCTCCCGGTTTTTTGTTTTTTGTACCGAAATTCTTTTCTAAGGAATCTTCTAATCCCTTTATGTTTGCGTTTCTCTGCGAATCCTTTGCTATTTTTGAAAAATCTGCACGACTAAGGTTTTTCGTCGCGTCTTTACCAAACATCCTTGTTAGCTCCTCTCTAGCTCTATCCGGTCCTCTTAAATCAACCGCGCCTCTAACAGTCTTCTCAGGAATAGATGTCTTCAAAAATATATCTTTAATACCGAAATCCTTATCCTTTTGAGCATCGCTTCTAATCATTTGCTCTAACTTGCTTCTCTGAGCCGACTCCGTTAGATCTAGTAATTCGGAAAGGGCTTCTATAGCAGGGGTTATGCCTTGGACTATTGTCGATCCTAAATTTTGGAAACCAGCACCTATCTCTTCAAATAATGGGCCTACAGCCAGTGATAGTCTAGATAGTTCATACTTTAATCTTTCACCTGCATTCATCTGACTCTTTAATATATTAGCGGCTGATTTTCCATACTTTTTCTCTAAATGTTCACCTAAGTCAACTATATTTTGTACCGTTACTTTTCCATCATCAAACATCTTATCTAACGCCCTAGTTGTTATACCCATAGACTCTGCTAATTCGGGAATTACCACGCTCAGTCTTTCACCGATTTGCCCACGAATTTCTTCCGCAGCCGCTTTTCCCTTTCCCATGACCTGCCCAAGTGCAAGCATAACTCCGTTGAAATTCTTGGTATCTCCCTCCGTCGCAACCAAAGCCGCACTAAAGCCTTTCATCATATTTTTTACATCATTTACCTCGAAGCCACTAGCTGATGCTGCGGCCTGTAATCGTGTGAAAGCTTTTGTTACTTTAGCTTGAGGAATTAATAAACTTTTTGATATGTCATTTACTGAATCTAAAGCATTTTTATAATCTTCATTACTGGAAACTACAGCCGTTAATGCTAACTGCATCTTCTTCATTTCTGATGAAGCTATCGTTGCATCTTTAATAAAGTTACCTAACGCTAATCCTCCCATTAATAGACCAGCACCCGCCGCGCCTAAAGCGCCCCCGGCCAACATTGCACCGCCTGTTTTACCTACAGCTCCCGCACCTGCACCAATAGCAAAAGGAGCTGCTCCCGGTATCATCGCTGATGCTCCTAAAGCACCTTTACCAAACGAGCCTAAAGCTCCCATTTTTCCTAAACTCTGCATCCCGCCTATTAATCCTCTCGGACCAGCATTGACGGAGGCATTTAGTTGCTCTCTCAGTTTTACAACCTCTTTAAAATTTTCTCTTATCCTTTGCTTTGATTTCTCAAATTGATTAGTTAATTTAGTTGCCGGAGTTCTACCCGCTTCTAAAGCTTCATTAATTTGCTCTTGTTGCCTGTAGGACTGGGCAAGTGCTTCAAACCCTTTAGTTTTGGCCTTATTAAGATCGTTATGCAAACCTCTTTCATGGTCTGTCATTAATGCGTTTCTTATAGTTGCTTCTGTCTCTGATTCCGTTAAGCGTGTTACTTCCTGTTTTCTTAGTAATTTTTTCTCTTGATTTCTTAAATTACCTTCCGAAATCTCTTTAAGACCTTTTTCACTTGTTACTTGATTTACTAACTCTCTATTCTGCTCCTGTAGTGTCTCGGCAACTTTACTGTTAGTTCGTAAATATGCTTTTGAGAAAGTTATCAAGTTTTTACCCGCTGTAGCAGGTAAAAAACCTTTGGTAAACTTAGTTAATGGACTCTTTTCTACCGATTGATCTAAAGCTCTTAAAGTTTTTGTAGTTTTCTCTTGATGATTGTTTAAATTCTCTACGGCTTTAGCATGTTTATTTTGTGCTCTACTTGCAGTCTCACCATAACTTTCGACAATGCTTTCTTGTAGCTTTATTTCATTACCTAGTTTCCGTATGTGAGATTGGAATGAGTCGTCATCTTTACTGAAAATACTTGGAGGTCTGCCGCTTTTATTACCTCCACCCATAGCAGCCGCCATCATTGGCACTGCCGCACCGGATAAACCGCCTTCACTTCTTCTACCTCCTCCAGAGGTGCTTGCATTAACGCTGACAGTCCTACTTAAACCCTTGATCTTTGTCTCTAACTGACTTATTGCGCTTAAAGCACCTCTTGTATCAACCTTAATTACATTCGATTTACCTAAACTCTTTAGTGTTTTATCTAGCTGTATTGATACATCAGCAAGCTTTTTAAACTGCTTTTCCAGTCGCGTTAATTCACCTTTATTCTTTAGCCTTACTTCAATATCAGCAGCGTATAAAGCCAAAGTCCTAACTTAACTCAGTTATCTTCATAGTTTAGCGTCGTCTAGCCTTTTTCATAGCATCTTCCTGATCCTTGTTGACTATAGAAAAATATGCAGACCATCCCAACAACTCATGCAAAGTGATGTTTTGATAAAGCTGTTGGACTGTCATGCCTAGTTCCTTCGCTACTCCGAAGGAAAGCATCATGAAATTATCCTTCCGTAGCTGCTTTTCTAGTTCTTTTCATGTCGGTGGGTGCAGCCGCCTCCGCTTCTTCTGGCTCCTGCATAACAGCTAACATCAACGCTTGCACATCCTGTTCCTTACACATGTGCTTTAAATCTGGTATGTGTGAAAGGTTGAAGCATTTTTCTCCTTTCTCGTCACAAGCTTTACCAACCAATA